AGAATAATTCTAGAAATAAAGATAATAAGATAATTTTATCGATAAAATAATTCTAGAAAAAACATACCAAAATAATTCTAGAAATAAAGATAATAGAATAATTTTATCGATAAAATTATTGTAGAAAAAACATATCAGAATAATTCTAGAAATAAAGATACCAGAATAATTCTAGAAATAAAAATAATACAATAATTTTTTTTCGATAAAATAATTCTATAAAAAATATACCAGAATAATTCTAGAAATAAAGATAATATGATAATTTTATCAATAAAATAATTCTAGAAATAATGATAATAGGATAATTTTATCGATAACATTATTGTATAAAAAACATACCAGAATAATTCTAGAAATAAAGATAATATGATAATTTTATAGATAAAACATATCAGAATAATTCTAGAAATAAAGATAATAGGATAATTCTAGAAAAAAAAATACTATAATAATTCTAGAAATAAAGATAATACAATAATTTTATTGATAAAATTATTGTATAAAAAACATACCAGAATAATTTTATCGATAAAATTATTGTAGAAAAAACATATCATAATAATTCTAGAAATAAAGATAATATGATAATTTTATCGATAAAATAATTCTAGAAAAAACATACCAGAATAATTCTAAAAATAAAGATAATAGAATTATTTTATCGATAAAATAATTCTAGAAATAAAGATAATAAGATAATTTTATTGATAAAATAATTCTAGAAAAAATCATATCAGAATAATTATAGAAATAAATATAATAAAATATACCATAATTATTTTATCGATAAAATAATTCTATAAAAAAACATGCCAGAATAATTCTAAAAATAATATAATTATTTTAGAGATAAAATTATTCTAGAAAAAAACATACTAGAATAATTTTAGAAATAAAGAGGATATAATTATTCTAAAAATAAACATACCAGAATAATTTTAGAAATAAAGAGGATATAATTATTCTAAAAATAAACATGCCAGAATAATTTTAAAACTAAACATATCAGAATAATTTTAGAAATAACAGTTACATAATTAGTTTATTCAACACAAAATAACTTTATTGTCTGTGTAATCCACCATTCTTAGATACTGGTCAAATAAGTTAGATGATTATCAATTCGATGGATGTATATATCAGATAGTAATTTACATTTTTGTTCTGATAGATGAATTCGATTAATATTAACTGAAGGAATACAAATATCAGCACCACCTAATTTAAGATGTCGATCAATGATATCATTTAATTGGTTATGCTCAGCATTATGTAAAATATCATATAACATCATGATGGTCGATGTTCTTCCTTTTCCACCAGCACAGTGAAAATGAATTCGTGTGTCTTTTGGAATAAATTTAATTAATCGAATTAAATCATTTATCTGTTCAAGTTTAGGTGGATGATGATCAACTATTCTAATTTGAAAATATCCCCATCCAACTAATTTAACTAATTTTTCTTCAGTCTCTATTTTAATTAATTTAACTCGAATATGTGATGTTAAACTTTTGTCCGTATATATTTCAACTATTTTGGGTAATTCTGTTATCGATTTTTTTAACCACTCGTTAAATTCTATTAATGATAACTCCGCTGTTAACTTATTTTCATCTATATACCAATATACCGATCCAGATATAATTTGATCTTCTTCCGTTTTTCCCGTAATAAAAATATGCGGTTCACTCCTTAAATCACACACTATTACATTTTTATCTGATATTAATGTTGTTAATTTATTTATATCACTAAATTGACTACTCCCTGATATATTTATTTTATCATCCTGATAATGTCTATATCTTTTCATTACTTGTGATCCCCATACTAATGCCATTATACTTTCGTTGTTTTTTTAAAAATTTTTTTTTAATTTAATATTATTATAATCTTCCCCACATACCAACATAATTTAAATTTCCAACACTAATGGTAAAATCATTAGTGTCATATTTTACTATTGTATAATCTTCTCTTGATTCATAATCTATAAATTTAAAATTTTTAAATTTTGTATACAATATTATTATGATTTAAATAGTCTTTTGCTATTTTATCAATTATATTCAGATAATTGTTGTGTAGTATATATTATTCTCACCAGGATTACCATATCAACCTAATTTAAATTTCCAACACTAATGGTAGGATCACTAGTGTCATATTTTACTATTGTATAATTTTCTCCTGATTCATAATCTATAAATTTAAAAATTTTATATTTCGTATCTTCTATTATCACACTAGGATTGTATATATATACAATATTATTAGGATTTAAATAGTCTTTTGATATTTTATCAATTATATTCAGATAATTAGATAATTGTTGTGTAGTATATATTATTCTCACTTCATATGTTCTCACATAAATCTTGAAATCTCTAGGGTTATAATTATTGAGTGAATCTAAAAATTCATATAATTCTGACAATGTTTTTACCCAAAATGATATAGTCAAATCAAAAATATTTACATATTCTGGTAATTTTCCATTATACACCCACTGATCCCCATATTCTTCTAACTTCATGTCCTTGATAAATCTATCTGGTGTGTTTGTTGGAAATATTTTTGATTTCCTTGCTGTGTCAAATTCTTGATTTATTTCTTCTATCAAATCAATTATTTCTACATTAGTCACTATTGTTGGTTGATCATACCATAAATACCATTCCTCCGTGTTTTTCCCCTTAAAATATTTATATTTATTTGAATTATACATTTTATTACACATATCTTTAAACATCCCTCGCCTATACCAAAATGGCGTCCCCACCTGCAATGACCAACTAGTCATGATTAATACTCCTACTTCCATTGTCATACATTCCATTATCACTGCATCTATCTCTCCTTCTGATTTATAATATACTGGTATATCATTGTATTTCAACTCATATATATACTCTTTACGTGTATTTGATTTATTCAATCTATCTATTAATTGAAAATAAAATCCATTTGGTGATAAATATTCATATATAAAATAATTTAATTTTGATTTTAATACTGTTAATATCCTCACCAATTCCGTGTTCTCTAAATCCATAATCTCTCCTTCATATTTTCGATAAACATGTCTAGCTTCCTCTATTTCAGAATTAATCTCTATTGAATGATATTCCGTTGAAATATCTTCCTGTGTCATAAAATATAATTTATAATCTTTCATCGGTAAACTTATTACCGGGTTTGTACTGTCTAATATTTTTTTTGATAAAATCCCACATAACATTTTAAATAACCAAAAATAAAATTTTATTTTTAGTTATTTAAAAATGTCGTCAAGAGAATCTGTCAATTTGTCATATTTACGTAATACCTTAAAACAAAATTATCATAAATATGTTAACCTAATTACTCAACACCCCACTGAACATTTAATCGGTATTGGTGGTGATGATATCTTAGCCCGCATCTTTGATTATATTAATAATGGTATTAATAATTCCAGTCAAAATAGAGATGCTTCTCTTGCAAAATCATTTAAATTATCTTGGTTTTTTGATACATCCGATAATTTAATTAATCGTCAACAATTAATCCATAAATTACACATTTATCAATTTTTTGATCTTACATATGATAAATTATACCTCATCTTCGCTGATGTCACCGATATTCAAAAAGAACATATTCTAACTAGTTTAAGCTTAACTTCTCATTTATCTCTTCATTATAATCATGTCGTCAATAATATATCCCTTTCTCGTGTTAAAGATCTATCTTATTTATTCCCTATTACTCATTCTTTTCAAATTGATACCCAACCATATGTCGTTTTCACTTCCACTATATTAACTTCTACCGATCTGTCTGATCTATTTCACTTTAATTATCTGAAATTCCCATTTTATCGTTTAGATGAACTTACCGGCGCTTATGCTACTCTCCTATTATCTGAAACTCTTAATCATTCATTCTCTGTCTCCTGGAAATTAAATCATTTATACATTCATGATTCTAGTTATCTCCAATGCTTAAATTTACATAATATTTTTTTAGATATTTGCTCTTATTTATCTACTCAACTGTTTGAATTTAAAGTTATCCCTGATTTTATTAGTTGTGTTAAACTTTGTAAATTTTATAATGTTAAATGTTTATACTATCAATATACTTATTACTGTGTTGTTCCCAAAAATTATCCTGATTTACTTATTCCTGATATTATTGTTGATTCTCCTGATTCGTCCGATCTGTCTAATTTTGGTTACATTTCATATACTCCTAAATATAATTTTAATATTAATTTACAAGTTGATACTTCCAATCCAAATATTGTCTTATTTTATTATTATTCAACTCATGGTGAAAAATATATTGTTCATAAATTATATGATTCATCTAATATTGATGATATTTATCATATTCTTAACACTTTATTCAAATATGGCGTGTTTTTTAAACAATATACTAAAAATATCCTATCTAATTATCCCGATTTTATCCCTTCTATCCCCCCTTCCGTCCCCACTTACCCAACATATTCCTCCGATTTTCTGTCCCAAGTTCATCTTCCCCCTCCTGATTAAGTCACACTTTCTCGACAGTATGGACATTTATACTGTGTATTTAACCATTTAAATAAACATTGATAACAAAATATATGATTACATGATAATTTAATTGATAACTCCGCAGAATCTAAACAAATTGGACATCTGTCAATTGGCTCTTCAAGTAATTGAATTCGATGATCTTTGGTTATATTAATTTTTGTATCTTTGTGTATATTTAATATAAATGTCGGAAAAAATAAAACTATTTGATCCGAATCTATTATTATTTTAACTGCTGTTATATCTTGACAACATTTACTTACTATTTCATTATTTGAATTCGTAAATTTAATTAATTCATTTAAATTATTTAATTTTATATTTGATACTGATTTAATATATCTAATATAATTGTATATATTATTAAATGGTATATTACATATTAATTCTTGATTTTTAATTATTACACTTGGTATTCCAATTTTAATAATTTCGTGATATATTTCATGAATCAATAACATTGCTGCCCACATGTACATTTTATATTCTAAAAATATAATAATATACAATCCATTTATCATTCTATAATTTTTTCTAACTCCGAATTGGGTCAATACCCATATTAATCCATACCACGCTTTTGTCGGTTCCACCATTGACATTATTACCCAAAAAACTATTGGATGATTTAATATATATATAAATATTATATGTTGATCAAATATATACGAATCTATAAAATCTTCATAATCTCGAAAATATTTCATTTATTCATAAAAATCAAAAAAAATAAAAAATCAATTTATTACTATCATTCTATAACTTCGAACTGAGTCAATACTCATACTTCTGTCGATTTCAACATTGACATTATCACCCAAAAAAATATTTCATTTTATGGGGGTAATTTTATTACTATCTTCTAAATATTTCAGCCAATTATCATAATGTCGATATATTTTATCTTTCTGTTCATTTCGATAAAGATAAGATAATTTCTTGGGTGGAAGTTGTCTAGTGTAGACAATATCACAATCAATAACATCAATTCCATCAATAGTCAAAATATGATAATTATTGAAGTCAATATGCTCTTTTTTAATAAATTTATCTTCAATACATACATTAATTTGAGTATATAATTCTTCTCTAATTTCATCTGGGATGTGATTATATTTTTCATCGACATAATTTCTGATGTAATATGCTCGTCTAATTTTTGATTTACTTATTTTTTTCCAATCACATGAATCTTTCATTAATTGAACCAATATCACTTCTTCTTCATTTTGACTATATTCTAATTTATCAAGTTCTGAAAACATTCTTCCATTTTCTTTAAAAAAATCCACACACATTTTACAAAAATTAAGTGGATCATCTGGTAATTTTATTGATTTATTATTATATTTATGTTTTAAAAGTTTATCAGAATAACAAAAACTACGAGGAAATTTTTTTCGAGCACATTGTTTTAATATATCTTGCCAGTATGGATCTTCAATTAATTCTGCTGCTAATTCAAATTCTGGACATTGAATTCTTTCGGATTTTTTTAATTTCTTTTTATTTTTGATACCTGAATCCATCGCTGAAATCCACAGATCATTTCCAGCCCCATTGACATTACTCCCAATTTCCATTTTATTGATAAATTTTTATTTTAAGAAATAAAATTTTATCAATTAAAAATGATATTCAAGTATTTAGAATGTTGGAATATATTATTTACTTATTTTATTGGCAATAACTTATGTAAAATCACTCCTTATAAACGTTATCAAATTTCAAAAGATTCATTTATTCATCATATTATTAAACCTAGCAATCCTGTAGGTAATATTCTGCTATTACAAGGTGGAATCGGAAATATGGATTTAAATTCATATTATTTTAAATTATTTTTAACCTTTCTTCATCAAAATTGTAATGTCTTTGTCTTTGAAAAATTTATTCCCATTTTAGGACCTCATAATAGTCACCTTATTCATTTATGTCTTCAACATATCAAAACTAATTTTCATGGACCAATTACCGTAGTAGGATTTTCAGCTGGAGGAATATTATTATTTAATTATTTATCATTAAATTATGATGATGCCGATTTGTATATTCCTTTATGTTGTCCTGTTGATGTATCTAATTTAAAATCAGTATTTCAAGATCATCCAGTTTTTCGAAAAATTATTAAATCAGCATATAATAAATATCAAGTTGATGATTTCACAAATTTACTGTTGATTTCTGGATCTAATGAATCTGACTTTAATGATTCCATTGCTAATCAAATTAATCGTCTCAATTATTCTACTTCATGGATTGATAAAACTATTTATATTCTAGGTGAAAATGATCCGCTGACTCATCCGTGTAATCACCAAATTAATTGTCTTTCTAAAAAACCTGTCACTTATATTGTTGATAAAGGGTGGCATTGTTGTTTAGATACAATCCGTTTAGCTAGTCACATTAATAATAATTTTTTTCAAAAATATTCTCGAAATAGTATCAAATTTTCGCCAAAATTTGAATTAAGTTTATAATCCCACTTCACAGATTGATAAAGGGTATCATATCCAAATTTTGAATTAATGGTCATCTGTGTAATCACCAAATTAAGTGTCTTTTTAAAAAACCCGGTATGTGTATATTGTTGTTTAGGTAGTAACATTAATAAATTATTGTACATCATGAATTGATAAACCTATTTATGTGAAAATGATCATCTGTGTAATCACCAAATTAATTGTATTAAAAAAAAAACCGGGATGTTGATTGTTGATAAAGGGTAATATTATCGAAATAGTATCAAAATTTTGACCAAAATTTGAATTAAGTTTATAATTTTCTGAGATATAAATCATGTCATTTAATCAATTACAAATTTTTTATAATTATATAACTGATAATTTATCAGAATTACATAATAGTTTAATGATTCTTAAATCACACATTCCAATGGACAGATTAATCATAAAGATTGATGGATTGGATCATAAAGTTCCGATTATATTACCAGAAGAAATTATTAAAAATAATATTAAAGAAATTAAGGGTATTTCATATGTTAGTATAATTAAAAATATTGGATATAGATTTAATTTAACATCATATTTATCTGGAAAAATAATTGATCCCAGTAATGTTAATAATACTATTTTGATAACTTATCAAAATAATGATATGTATATAAGTTATACAGAATTACAAAAATGATTAAAAAAAAATTATTAATTGGTTTAAAATGGAAGATTCCTTACAAACTAATCTTTTCGGTGATACTGTTGATATTGATACACCACAATCAAATCAACCAACACCCACCCAGAAGAAATTTGGACCAAAAATAACTTATTCTAGTCAATTTCATTATAATCGCACAACTCAAGATAAAAATTTTGGAGCTTATGAGCCATTTCATTCCACCCTATATCCAATTAGATGTTACAGTTGCGGAAATGTAATTGAATCAGGATATTTAGAAATGTTATTATCATCCGAACCAACCAATCCCAAAACTCCTGATGAAATAGACATGTATAATCGATTGATTGAAAAAAAACAAAAAGTTTTAAAACAACGAAAATTTAAACAATTTGTGGATGAATCAGAAATTAAGAAATCTAAAATAGGTGAAATTATGGATGAATTAGGATATTATAAAAATTGTTGTCGAAATATAATCGCAACTACACCTTACACAATTCAACGACTTAATGATTTAGATAGACAAAAGATATTTGAAAATATGGAACAATTATCATTAAAAGATACTAGTTATGATACAGAAAAAGAATATTTTACATGGGATAAAATACCAACTATTGTTGGGGAAGATGAAGATTATTATACTCAAGGAATTAATGGTGCTGATACTGATTTTATGTTGATAAATATGGATACTGCTAAAAATATAATGGATTTAGATGCGTATAAATTGAATCTGGCTAAATATGATACTAAATAAGTTAAGATTAAGGCCAAATTAATTTATTGAAATTTCCCAAACATAAAATATGTGATTTTTCATAAACATCAAACCAATTATCATTGGATAAATTATTAATAATTTTTTGTAAGTACTGAAGATTATGATCATTATTAATCCAAGAGGAGATGAAATCAGGTTTTTTCAAATACCAACATTTTTCTAAACGATCAATTTCTCGATTAATTAAGGTTGCTTTGTGACATTTAATTAATTTATCATCATAAATCCAATCGGGATAAATAATAGGATGTTTTATTCCGTAAAGTTGCATATTATTATTAAATCCACGACTAATCCATTCATCAATGTGGCAATTGATGTAATATTTTAAAGTTTCTTCAAACCCAATCCACATTAATATTGCTGGATGTAATTTAAATCCAGGAGTGATTAATTCTTCTCCAGGTAATACATAATCCCACCAATATCCTTCTGATATAACTTTTTTGGTTTTTTGTTTGATTTCCTTGAATTTTCCATCTTCTCCATCCTTGATTAATATATTCCCCTTCCCTATTTTTTTTGGGATTGTTTGATCATTATTAATACATATTACCATGTTCTGTCTTATCAAAATACATGATATACTCATCTTCTCAAATTTATTTAATATTTTTTTAAACCATTTTATCCTATCCTCTTTAGGTGTAACAATATTACTCGGATAATCTGGAATATTGAAATATTTGCTTAATAATCTAAATTGTTTTAATGTTGTATATATTTGATATGCTTCACTTCGTTGTTTATCCAATCTTCTATTATCTAATAATTGCGCCGATTTTTTAAAATCAGAATCTAACATAAATGTATTTACCATTTTAATTTTCTTCTAAAATATACCATTTTCAATTTTATTCAATTATTTTTTAATTTTTGGAGTAATTGGGATTCTTTGTGGTGTGGGAGGTAATACATTCTTAACACTATTATTTTTAGGTATACTTAATTCTGGAATAGAAGATGGAATTATAATTGGATGATTATCACCTGAATTTGAAACAGGTGTGTATGGATTATTCAGACTGGGGATTGGAGATTCCATATTTTGTGATACAACTGGAATGATTATATTAATTTCGTCTGAGTCAGGTTGTGGTATGGGATGATGAATATAATTGGTACTGGGTGGGGTAGATGAGAATTGAGATAAAACTATTTTTGGGGATTGTGGACAAGACAAATTAGATTTAAATTTAGTTAATTGAAGAGTATCAATCCAGAAAATATCTTCGTGATGAAATCCTGGTATAGTTGAAACAGATGCTAATTTATCATACGTTAATCCAGCCAATTTAGCCAAAGCAATGATATCATTAATATTACCAATAACTTTCCATTTTTCAGATACTATTATCAATGGATATTTATGACACATCATAATAGCTTCATCAAGATTTATAAATTTTAAATCTAATCCCCAATACGTATTTTCGTCAGTACATTTAATTTTAAGATTATTAATTACACATGTATACATACTCTTTATATTCGTCGGAAAAAATTCAGGTAATTTTTGTTGTAATGATTGAGTATCTATATGTAATTTATTTGAAAAATTATTTAGTTCAATAGATAAATGAATTATGAAATCATCAACTTTGCCAAGTGCCGTAATAATTGTTGTGTGAAATGTATCAATAGAATTTGTCATTTTCTTATAAAATATTTTATTAAAAAAAAATTATGTGATGTAATATGATATTTTAATATTATCAATACTTTCTTTTTCTTTTAGTAAACATATCTAAATAAGTTGATTGGGGTAAAGACTCATCAAAATAGTGTTCCCATAAATTATTATTGAACAAAAACACATAATCTGTCAGTATCACTTTCGAAATAAGTAAATTTAATATAAATTATATGATGTAATATGTTATTTATTCTTATCAATACTTTCTTTTTCTTTTATTCAATATTTAGTAAACATATCTAAATAAGTTGATTGGGGTAAAGACTTATCAAAACAATGTTCCCATAATCTGTCAGTATCACTTCCGAAATAATTAAAATTAGTATAAATTATATGATGTAATATGTTACTTATTCTTATCAATACTTTGTTTTTCTTTTATTAAATATTTAATAAAAGTATCAAAACAGTGTTCCCATAAATTATTATTGAACAAAAACACATAATATGTCAGTATCACTTCCGAAATAAGTAAAATTAGTATAAATTATATGATGTAATATATTACTTATTTTCATCAATACTTTCTTTTTCTTTTATTAAATATTTAGTAAAACCATCAAGTAAACATATCTAAGTTAGTTGATTGGGGTAAAGATTCATCAAGACCGTGTTTTCATAAATTATTATAATAGGATTCTTGAACAAAAATACATAATATGTCAGTATCACCTCTGAAATGATGAAAATTAGTATAAAAAAAAAATTATGTGATGTAAGATGATATTTTAATATTATCATCATTTTCTTGCTTAGTCTTATCAATACTTTGTTTTTCTTTTATTGAATTCATTAAATATTTAGTAAAACCATCAAGTAGATGATTAATATTTATATCAGTAAACATATCTAAGTAAGTTGATTGGGGTAAAGATTCATCAAGAGCGTGTTCCCATAAATTATTATAACAGGATTCTTGAACAAAAACACATAATCTTTCAGTATCACCACCGAAATGAGGAAATTTAGTATAATTATTTTTAAAAAAAAGTTTACACATTTCTAGAGTATTTGGATTTAGTGATAATGATAAATTTCGAAGCTGACATAAAAAAATTTGGTGTAATTCGTCTGAAGTATAATTAGTTATATCAAAAATCCAATTAAATCTTCTGGCTAATCCAGGCTGTATTTTAAATATTGATTCTTCCATTTCTTCCCGATATCCCGCAAATATAAATGCAATTTTATCTGACCAAGTCGTCATGAAATTATTAATTTCAGTTAATAATTCTTTTCCATAATCATCATGTTGTGATGTTGATAAATTATACGCTTCATCTATCATGATTACTCCGCCAATATGTTCATTTAAGATTTTTCTAAATTGGTCAGTAGTATGTCCTTGGAATTTACCAATTAAATCTCCTCGAGTCAATATACTAAATTTAGGTTTACTAATTGTTTCAGAATATTTGGGTCGAGGTATAATTAGTGGAAATAATTTTAATCCAGAATCAATAATTTCGGTACGACATTTTTTTAATCTTTTTTTAAGTTCATTATTTTTTTGATTAATATATTTTTGATCCTTTATATTTTTTGGAATTGTTTTTGCTCTTATATTATTCAACAATGCAATTGATTTATTAATATTACTATTAATATCATTTAATTTAGTATTATTTTCTTGAATTCTAATATCTTTAATCATTAATTGATTATTTAATATATTAGATTCTTGTGGTAATTTAATAGATATTTTATCATTCACATATAAACATCCTCCATATGCCCATAATTCAGCTAAATATTTTCCCAATTGACTTTTTCCACTTCCAGGTGGTCCATATAATAACGTGTGTAATTTTTCTCCTGATGTCGGTTTTCCAAATCTCCTATAATTAACTATAAAACTTCTAAATTGTTTCAAAATTTGAAGTTTGAATTCATGTAATCCAATTAAATTGTTAATGTTCTCTAATACTTTGACAAATTTGGGAAAATCTAATATAAATTTTAATCCATTCGGTATTATTTTTTCCCCAAATGGTGAATATTCCCTCATTTTGTCTATAAATATAGATAGATCCTGACTCATGTTTTATAGTACAAATATTTTCTTTTTTGTTTTTTTTCTTAAACATATACACCCCCTATCAAACTTTCCCTGTTCCTAAAAATACTTAGTTTATTTTATCTTAAACATTGTATGTTATTTTAAAATGATTAATTTATACTGTTATTATATCAAACCTTGTAATATTGTCATCTATTCCTTCCCATTTGATTCAATTGATTATCTTTATGATGCATCATCTCTTCAATCGGTTCCTGATACTTGTGAAATTAATGATTATGTGAAAATTAATGGATTAATCACTAATAAATATAATATATCCCCAGTAATTTTGTTCTACTCAGATAATACTATCGAAATAGCTTATTTTCAATCATCAGATGATTTCCCCATTAATTCTGATGGTAATTATATTTGCCCTTCCTCTAATATCACTGGAAATACTGTTATTCAAATCCCTGATATTAATAATTTTAATCAATATTCCGATAAAAATTATTTAGTATCTTTATCATTACCTTCACCCAAATTAGAATTGATTACCGATTTTATTAATCATCCACCTATTGTTCGATTGACTAAAAAAATATCTTACTTATCTAATGTTATTAAAGTTTTACTTAGACGGCTGTATCAAATTTATCCTCCTTTTGAATCTATACCTGATTATTATACTATTGATAATAAAATTCCTTCCATTATTACATATACTGATTTTATTAATAAATATTCCAATGATATTATCAATTATGAAATTGATCCTCTTCTTCAACCTTATCATACTTCTCATCACTCTAAAGATCGCCTTATCACTTATTTCACTAATGATGGTAATGTCTTTCTCGTTAAATCTGAATATGATCCCAAAACTAGAACAATTGGTCCTTCTAAAAAATAATTTGTTTGATCTTTTTATCAATTTGAAAAATTGATAAAAATTAGTCAACCTCGTTAAATTGGTCCTTGTAAAAAATAATTGTTTTGATCTTTTTATCAATATTAAAAATGGATCCTTATTCCATTCTTCAAATTGATAAAAATTCTTCTCTTCCTCAAATTAAATCCTCTTACAAAAAATTATTACTTAAATATCATCCTGATAAAAATTCGTCTCCCGATTCTACTGACCATTTTATTCAACTTAATAATGCTTATCGCCTGTTATCATCTCTCCAATATGATTCTATCATTCATATCTCTTATTCCAGTTTCATTCATGGTGAGTCCCTATCTATTACTATTCACACTCTCGATAATATCATCTGCTTTCATGATACTCTCAACTGTCAATCTCAATCAATCATCTTGTCTATCCCTCCAAAAACTTCCGTCGATTCTATTATCTCCTCTCATGGTTTCCGTTTTAAACTTCTCCCTAAATATCACCCTCATATTAAACATTATAAATCTAATCTCATTATTATTACTCATCTTCCCTTCTTTAAAGCTCTTCTGGGTTTAATCACATATTTTCCATTAGGTTCTGAAAAAATACTCATTCACATCTCTCATCCCATCTACGATAAAAATATTATCTTTATCGGTAATTTTGGGTTGTATGATTCACTCGGCTGTCGTGGCAAGTTTTTCCTTCAATTTACTATTATTAATCCTACTTCCCTCACCCCTTTTCAATCTAGTCACATTAATCTTCTCATTTAATCTTCCAAGTCTGATGTTGATGATGATGTTGATTCATCATCTTCGACTATGGTTGATGTTAAATTTAATGGCTTGTTTTCGAATTTTAATGTTGATGCTAGATTTTTGGGTAACTCTGGTAATATTAACTTGTTACTCACTATTGGATTTAATGTTAATGAATTTACTACTTCTTCTGTTACTGTTTTAGTTTCAGTCTTTCCTGATGATACACATCTCCCACATATCCCTCCATGTTTCTTTAATGTACTCTTCGCAAATTTATTATTACATGCCTTACATGCAATCTTCTCTCCTGTTGCCACTTTAAGCTCTTGTGGTTTTATTTCAATTACTTTTGTTTCTTCAGTACTAGATACCTTTCCTCCTGATACACATCTGTAACAACCTCCCCCATTTTTCATCAAAGTTGATATAGTGAATAGCACATTACATCCAGAACATAACTTCTTCTCTGATCCACCCTTTTTTGTTCCATTTCTCACCGATGGCGCCACTCCAGTCTTCTTTGTTATACATGCCGCACATCCTCCTCCATTCTTTGTGATTGTATTCTTTGTAAATTTCTCACCACATCCTAATGGACAATCTATCTTCTCTGATGATGATCTTCCTTTACTTTTCACTGATTTCTCAACTAAACTTACACTCATTGATTCTGATTCGCTTTTATTTGATTTCTTACCTTTAGTCGTTGTATCGTCTGATTCCATTGGTTTTGTAAATATCATAGTTTTAGTTGATTGTTGACTACCTGGTGCTACTGACATATCAGAAATATTATGGAGATTTGTAGTCATACTTTTTGAATTCATTGCTTTTTTTATATATATTTTTGTAAAATAAAATTAAATCATTTTTACAAAAATTTTTATTTACTTTTTACAAAATCAAAGTTATTTTTAAAAAATAAAAATTTCCATATTATTAATAACACACGATTATTAATCCTATGAAATCTGATTGGGATACTATTCATAAAAAATCTATTAATATTCAAACTTATTATGATCACGTTAATTTCTGTAATTGGATTCGATATATTGGAACTACCCTCTCATGTGGAAAATGCCGCTCTCATTTTATTGACTTTTGCCTCAAATCTCCCCCTGAAAATTGTACTAACTTATTCAACTGGACTGTACAATATCATAATGACGTTAATAAGTTACTCGATAAACCATTAATTGATTATTCAACTGCCAGATTAAAATATTCTTAATTATTCATCATATATTAAATACCAGTCTGATCTTGACCATATTGTATTAATATTATGATCACATCCAATTTGTCCACTTATTATTTTTCCACCTATTTGATTTGAGTCAATTGATATATTTATTGATGTCTCCCACACACCAGAACTCACTTTCGATATATCTATCCATCCATTTGACTCTACCATCCAGTTACCGTCATCTGTATAACTCATAAAATATTTAATCCATCCTGATATAAATATTTTTTTGTCCTGTTCATGTAAATCACATATTTTAGTCCACCATTCTATATCCTCCTTATCATACGCTTCAATAATCTTATCAATTATTTCACTTAAATCATCTACCCATTTTCTGAAATTCCCCTTCCACACATATATGTAAAAATTATATGATTCTGTATCATATTTATATAACCATTTTAACTTATCCTTCAAATTTATCCAATCTTGTTTTGTTCCATTTATTGTTATTTCTGGAATTCCACATTTTGGATTTATCTTGAATTTATCATATTTTTTTGATTTTCCATATCTCATTAATGATACTATTAATACATCTACTCCTGTCGTCGTTGAAAAATTTGGAACTGTCCACCCCATTTCATCATCTAAATATTCTGGTAATTTCTTAGCTATATCTTGAATATCATCTCTGTAATTTATTGATTTACTCTTATCTATCTTTAAATATTTATAAAATTGATTCATTATTCCAATCCATATATCATCTGGTCGTATCATTAATTTATAATGATATAACCATGCACTCAATATACTACTCACCAATCCATTCCCTAATTTTGAATTAATTATTTGAGTATTCAATGTCCCAGTCACATAATTTTTATGGATAGTCATATAGTCTAAATTGATTAATTCAGGAGTGTACGTGTTACATTTAATATGCACAGTCATTTTTAAATGTTGTGTGTTTTTTGAATAAAAATAATTTTTATTCAATATTCAAAATAAAAAATTGATTTTTTTATCTTTATTTTTTTGTATAAATATGAGATTTTTCGGATATCCTTGCATGAATAACACTTTGAGTTTAACTACTAGTCATACTCTCAGATTAAATAAATTTAGTATTGATCGATGGATTGAAAAATGTCATCATAATTTAGATCATTTATATAAATTAATTTATGATACTTATAAAAATGGATATGGTATCTTCAGAATTGGAAGTGGTGTAATTCCATTCGCAACTCATCCAATATTATATGGAATAGATTGGAAACATAAATTTGGATATTTGTTTAGTCAAATTGCTAATTTAATTCATCAATCTAACATTCGTATAACTATGCATCCTGATCAGTTTGTTGTTATTAATTCAAATAAATTAGATGTTTATATGAAATCTGTTCAAGAATTACAATATCATGCTGATATGATGGATTTATTAGAATTAGATTCAACTTGTAAAATGCAAATTCATGGTGGTGGAGTGTATAATCAAAAACAAAATTCAATCAATTTATGGATTGACCGATATTTACAATTACCTACTCAAATTAAAAATAGATTGGTTCTTGAAAATGATGATTTTTCTTATTCTCTTACTGATGTAATGTATATTCATTCTAAAACTAAAATTCCTATCTTATTTGATACTCTCCATCATGAATGTTTGAATCCAACTAGTATCAATCATCATGATGCTTTTAAATTAGCGTATCATACTTGGAAATCATCAGATGGTATTCCATTAGTTGATTACTCTTCTCAACAACCCAACTCAAGAAAAGGTAAACATGCCAGTACCATCGATTTACATCATTTTGATAATATTCAAAAAATTTTAGATACTGTCAATCCATATTATGATGTTATTCTTGAAATTAAAGATAAAGAAGTATCCGCTCACAAATTATCTATCTGTCTCCCTTAATATTTTCACTTACTAAATGTTTGAATTCATCATAATTCTTTTAAATTATGTTATCATCAGATGAAATTCCATTAGTTGATTACTTTTATCACTAACTCAAGAAAAGGTAAAGAAGTATATGTTTCCCTAAAAATTGATATAATAATTAATAATTTCACCCAATAAAATGCCTGAAGGACCTGAAGTACATAATCTTGCTAAGACTTTGAATGATTTATTCATTAATTGTCATATTAATAATATAACAATTAATGAAAAATCTAGATATTATAAATCATATTTTTGTGGATATGATAAGATCAAGTATCCATTAATTATTAATAATATTTATGCTAAAGGTAAAAAAATAATATTTAATTTTTCAAATCAAACATATTTAGTATCATCATTAGGAATGGAAGGTCATTGGATACTATCACCAAATAAGCATTCTGGTATTCATGTTGAGTTAAGTAAAGATAATCAAAACTTAAATTTATATTTTGATGATCAACGACATTTTGGTGTGTTAAATTATTGTTTGACACAGATTGAGTTGAGTAATTGTCTTAAACATGTGGGACCAGATTGGTTGAATAAAGAAGTATCGCTTTATTTATTTATTAAAGAAATTACTAATAAAAGAAAACAAAATCAAATGATTCACGTATTTTTAATGAATCAAAAAATTTTTTCGGGTATTGGAAATTATTTAAAATCGGAAGTATTATATGATTCTAAAATTTTTCCTTTTCGAACTTTATCGTCTTTAAGTATTCCTGAAATTACAACATTGTATAACTCAATTATATATATTATTTACGATTCATACAATCATGGAGGAACTACAATATATTCATATGTGGATCCATCGGGTCATCCTGGGAAATATATTCTCAAAATTTATAATAAATCGGTAGATGAATTCAATAATATAATTATGAATGATCGGAAAATTAAAAAAAAAAAAGATCGAACTACTTATTGGGTTCCCCTAATTCAAATTTGAAAAAAAATATACTTTTATTTTTATAAATAAAACCATTAGATGAATAATCAAGATTGGAATGAAGTTGTGTTTATGAAATCTAAAAAGATTGATATGACTCAACTCCACCGAGATGGCAAAATTGAATCAGTATCTAGAAATATTAAAAATAGTTCAATCAAAAACGATGTAGTATCAAATAAAATATTGGAAGATGAAACAAGTAAATTACCAAGAGTATCAAAACAAACTGGTAATTTAATTAGTCAATATAGACTTAAATTAAATTTAACTCGAAAACAATTAGCTCAAGCAATCAATCAACCAGAGTCAGTAATTAGTAATTATGAAAATGGAACGGCAATATTGAACAGACAAACATTAAATAATATTTATAAAAAATTAAATATTAAAAATGAATAATTTATTACATAAATTATATAATAAATGTTTATGTATTGGTTATATTTGATAAGTTGTATATGGGTAGAAGCATTATGTGTGATATGGTTAATAATAAGTTACATGTTAAAATTGGATCATGATCTGAATATAGTATATAGTATGATATATATATATATCAAAAGTATTATACTAGTATCAAATATAAATATGTTTTTTATAGATGATAAGTATAAGAAAAACATAGTGTTATTATTAGTTGGATGGGAATTTTTTATAATTTTATGGGCGGCGTATGGATGTTTAATATATCCAACTAAATATATTTTTTTATATGTCCATACATATTATTGTACAGTGTATCGAATAATATATTTTTTAAAATATGCAAAAAAACATGATGAAGATAGATTTAATGTGTAATAATAAAAATGATGAAAATGGGAATAATTATGAATATAATTAAAATATGAGAATTTTATTTATAGGGGATCTTCATTTCAAGAAGAATAATTTACATACAATGGAGAGTATGTGTACTGAATTAGAGGAAATGGTAAAAACGGGAAATATAAAGTTAGTAGTATGTTTGGGAGATATATTAGATACACATGAGAATATATCAATGAAATGTTTACATATGGCGTCTAAATTCATAATTAATTTATCAAAATTAAGTCGAGTTATAGTATTAATAGGAAATCATGATAGAGAAAACAATCGAGATTATTTATCTGAGTATCATCCATTTTTAAATTTGATGAATCATGACAACATTACTGTTGTGTATAAAACAATATGGGATCAGATTAATAATTTCATTTATGTTCCTTATGTTCCAAATAATAAATTTAAACAAGCATTAGAGACTGTTGAATGGACAGAGGATGGAAAAAAACAGCCTCACTTAATTTTTTGTCATCAAGAATTTAAAGGATGTGTAATGAATAAATCAATATCTAAAACTGGTGATGTCTGGTCAGATAAATATCCTAAAGTTATTTCTGGACATATCCATGATTATCAAGTATTATCAAATATTATTTATGTTGGAACACCATATCAAGAACAATATGGTGAATCCGAAGATAAAGCTGTCATAATATATGACACTACTGTTGATACATACACTCGAATCAGATTACAATCAGTAGTCAGAAAAATAACAATTGATATATTATATCAAAATTTAAATAATTTTGAATCAATTATTCCAGTTGATTCAAAAGATTTAATTAGAGTTAATTTAATCATAGATAGTTGTAGTGTTAAAGAATTACAGCATAATCAAAATTATCAAAAATTACGACAAAGAGTTCATAAAATTATTTTAACTCAAACTAATACAACTGTCAATTATGCTGCTGATATTTTGAAATGTCATAATCCAGACCAAATTAATTTAATCGATATAATTCATAAATTACTCGAAACAGATATAGATACATTAAATATATTTAATAAATATATTATTACTGAAAATACTATATTATTTTAATGTCATACGTAAACATGATAATAAATGAAACTAGAAACCCATTTAAATAAATTTTGAATCAAAAGAGTTAATTTAATCATAGATAGTTGTAGTGTTAAAGAATTACGACAAAGACTTTATAAAATTAATTTAATCGATATAGATACATTAAAATAATATATTTAATGTTATAAGTAGACATGATAGAATAAAAAAATGTGAGTAATATGTTAGAATTAAAAAAATTTTAAATAATAAATGGAACGGGAAAACGAGCAACCTATATCAAAAACATGGATGTATAGTTTTTTTTTTATATTGGTAATAGTAATAGTAATAGTAATTGCGATAGCAGTATATTTATCGTATAATCGAGAATATTTATATCCAGGAATTTTTCAAATTTTATCATTACCACCAACACCAGATTCTACCAAATTTATGTATTTAACTCAAGGTTCCAGTACTGGATCAATATCAGCAACTGGAACTAATGCCATAGTAGCGCTGAGTAATTCTGGGAATATTGGATTACAGGAATGGTATTTTATTCCAGTATCGGGAGGATTTTATATTCAAAATGTGATGTCTAAAAATTATTTGAATCAGGATACAACAACTGTATCAGGGACTTACACGGGAGTAACATTGAGTACATTACCTTCTATTTTCAATGGAATGGTTGTTGGAACCAATAGTTTAGTGGGATTATCATTAAATCTATTAACAAATTCGATGATTGTGTATCCAACAATTACGTCGGGATTTAGGGCTGCTTCTACATTTGTTTCAGGAGTGAGTGTAGTATTTGATTCAAGTTCAACTTCAACAATTACTAATAATAGATTATGGGTATTAGTTCCAGTTAATGGAACTTAATTTTTAAAAATGATAAATATTATTTTTATTTTAATATAAAAAATGAATATAAGTTTAAGTACAGATACACCTAGAGAAGTTATGGATTTATTGATAGATTTAAAAATGTTAGCAGGTATTCCAACTGGATCAAAAATTAATTTACATAATAAGAGTTATACATCTGGAAATACATTATTTAATGGTGTTTATCGATTTATTTATGGACAGGATAAAAATAAAACAGTAGATTATATTGAGAAAATATTAAAAGATGCTGTAGTTATTTCATGTAATTATCCAAGATATCAAAATATCATTATTGATAATATTACCAGTATATCTGGTGGATTGACTAATTTGATTCATACCTATTCTGAATATAAAGAAATAACATTCAAATTAGATTTATTTATTTTAAGATGTACTAAAGAATCGTTTATTGAAGCATGTAATAATATAAATGAAACTCCAGTAAAAAATTAAGTTAAATCAATTTATAATTATTTATGTTAAGATGTAATAATATAAATGAAAATCAATTTATACAAAATTATAATTATTTATGTTAAGATGTAATAATATAAATGAAAAAATGTGAAAAAATAAAGAATAGAATAAAAGGTAGATGGATACATGGTCAAATGTTGAAGAATTAATACAATATTTAAATGATTTGCAAATAGAGGAGATAGCAATACCGGGAAATTGGTCAAGTCAGATATTTTTGACAGATTTGGGGAATTATCCAGTCAAATCAAAGAAAGATATATCTAAATATTTATATGAATATAATATTAAATACATTAGATATCGTGAATTTTTTAAAAAATCGAGAGGATATGATCGAGAAATTATAAATGGAGAAATTTGGGAAATATTTGATAGAATCACTACTGGACCAATTATGATTTATTTAGAAAATTGGTTTTTACAACATATTAATGAAGTTAGATTGAGTGATATAGATAAATGGATATTAAAATATATCAAAATACTATCGGAATCTCAAATAGACAAATGGGATAATATATTAAAAAATATAGGGTGTATTAATTTCAAGTTTTTTTGCAACGAACCAGAACTTTATTATAATCAAGTAAGTGATTTTATTATTATTGAAACATTAAAAGATGTAGAATGTGACAGTAGAAGTGAATTATTAAGAATATATAAATCGGAAAATTGAAAAACTAAAAACTAAAAAAATTAATAAAAAAATGGCTATGATATTTGATGGAGTATTATTAAAAAAAAATGTGGATAAAGTACAACCAAAAAAAAAGTATGATATAGTTATTCAAAACAATCATAAATGGTATCATTATCAAAAAAAAAATGATGTGTGTATTTCACTTGAAGATGTGATGGAATCGAAACAGGAGACTGATAAATACATGGTATGTTATGAAGAAATTCATAGATTATATACAGTATTTGATAATATAGATATTTTTATCAAATATTTAGAAAAAATAAATAAGAAATATTGGCATTTTTATGAAGTGATTAATGGAAACCAGAGACAGAAAATATATTTTGACATAGATATTGAAGTGATAAATAAATGTGTGTATGATAAGATCACTAAAGACGTAATATCGACAGAGGCAGATATATTTTGTGAAGGATTATTAAGTAATACTGTTAATCAAATAGAAGAAACATTATTAGGGTATGGAATAATGATAGATGTGAGTAGAGATATAATAATATTTAGTAGTTCGGATGACAAAAAAAAAAGTTTTCATATAATTGTCGACAATTATTATGTTCAAAACAATATCGACAATCGAAATATAGTTAATGAAATATTGGGAGACATAAATAACAAGTACACGCAATTTATAGACAACAACGTATATAGTAAAAATCAACAATTTAGATTATATAAATCCCAAAAGTATAGATCGAGTAGAGTGAAGAGAGTAATATGGGAATGGAACTATTTTGATGAATTGATAAGATATGATTGTGGTGAAATCAAAGAGAAGGATTCGAAATTTTATAAAATAATTAAATTTAATACTATATTTAAAAATAGTAGTATTAGTTATGTCAATAATTGTAGATTAATAGAAGTTAATGATGTTTCTCCAAAAATAAATAATAATTTACCAAATTATTCATCTATTATAATAGATAAAATAATATTGACGGAGCTAATAAATAGATTACCAGTAGAATTATTTCAAATATATGAAATAAACAAAATAATTAATAATTTAATATTATTAAAAAGAAAGGTAGTTGGATATTGTAATATATGTGCCAGAATACATGAGTATGAAAATGGATATTTAATATTATCAAATAATGGGATTGTCACATTTTCATGTCGGAGAAATAAAGATGTATACAAGAAAGTCGCTGACTTGACAGACATATTAAATCAAAAAATAATCAATAATCATGCCGAAAAAATAGTCAAATTATTACATTCAAACGAATCACAGTTAGATGAGAACAATAAATCGAAACCACCGAAATTAACTGACAGTAAACAGACGGAATTACGAAAAGGTATAATTAAATTTTAAGTAGATAAGTAATTAGGATAATTTAATATTTTCATATCGAAGAAAGTCACCGATTCGACAGACATATTAAATAAAAAATAGTCAGATGAGAACAGTAAACAGGCGGAATTAAATTTTAATTAGAAATAATTTGGAAGATCCAGGAGATGATCCTAAGATTAATAAATATTGGCAAGTAGAGCATAAATGTAAATCACAAGTAGACAAGTGAAGAGGGAGACAAAAGTGATTAGGATAATTTAAGATTAAATAATTATTAAATTTTTGACAATATATAAAATTATGTTTAAATTGATTCCATAATATATTGAATATTTCAAAGTATGAGTAGATAGTTTTGATTATGATGAGTGTATCATTTATAATATGTAAGGAAACTATATTACCATTATCAGACGAAAATTCAGTTTGAGTATGATTAGATATAGCTAAAAGGAGTTCAATATTTTGATTATTATAATAAATATCAATATTATTACAAATACCAGATATTTGTAGTTCATGAATAAACTTATAATGATTAATATATTTAAATAATTTTAAAATACCGGGAGATGAGATGATTAAATAAATGTAATCATCTATTACAAAAAATTTAATACTGGAAATAGTGTCGGTGATTTCTAAAAGTTGATCACCCGAAATAATATCAAAAATTTTAGAAACGTTATCATATGTTATAAAAATATGTTTATTATTAATACTAAATTTGGGAATATTAACAAATTTAGGTTGAATATGAATATGAATATATAATGTAGAAACAATACTTAAAGATTTACTATCAAAAATTCTGATACGTAATTGGGATATATTTGAGTCAATTAAACAAAGATATTTAAAATCGGGTGTGGTATAACCAGAATATATTATTGGAAAATTTATATCTTTTTTAATATATAGATGTTCATATAATTTATTGTCTATGATTTTATACAATATACCAACATTATCATCAGATTCTATGACTATCCATACATATATCCCACTAGCAGAAATATTTCCAGAAATGTGATCACTTTCAAATTTTATCATATCAATTATTTCAAAAGTCATGTCTGTTTTTAATCAAAAAAAAACTTTTTTTAGATACATTTGTACTATTATTATATCCAAAGTATTATTTTTAAATTTAATTAGTGTATTATATATAAGTTATGATTATTTTATAATATTTAAGTATCATTTTGAATATTATAAAAAAAATAATATTATTTTTTTTATGAAGAAAAAATGAGTGATACTCAGAAAAATGCTAATATATTAGCAATTGTGTTGACGAGAACTTTAGGACTTGATTATGATGAAATGCTAGTAAATATTTTTGATAAAAATAATTTATTACTACTTTATGTGTATGGATATTTGCCGATTCCTGAAAAAAGGAGAGCGATCAATACATTAATTAGATTAAAGAAATATGATATTTTGGGTAATATCATTAATATTACCAATGCTGTAATTAGATATATTATTAATATTTCAATTCAGACTGAAGATTATGAATTAATTGATTACTTAATCAATTATGGATTTAAAAATGATATATTAACATCATCAAACAATCAAAATATTACTGATTATATTTTAAACAAAATTGATTAATAATTTTATTTTTATTCTAAAGAAATGGCTTATTCATTAATCAATTCAACACAAAATCTCAATTCTAATGTTGATCAATCTATCAATTCAATTACACCTCCTGAAATTGTTTCTTTATTGGAACCATATAAATCTGAAAAATTAGTAAATGATCAAGGTTTACTCTACATTAAAAATATTCCAGTACCTGATAGTTATAATATTCATACACAATTGTGTAATTATCTTCAATTGAATCCTGAAGAATTTTATACTTCAGAAAATTTAATGATCATATTAACTTCATTTGATCAAGTATTACTCAAAATGTTAGCTTATGATTGTAAAATTTTTAATCATGATGTAATAAATTACATTATCAGTACATTTTTGAGTCAAGAAATAGAATTTAAAATTATTAAACGGATTATTGAAAATTCTTGTTCAGATGTGTCTAATCCAACTGAACAAGAATTATTGAAATTAGAAAATCAACTTCAATTAGGACTTTCTTCTTCTGACATGAAAAATTATATTATGTTTATATTAACATCATGTTCTCAAAGAACTCTTCCTACCGACAAATTTGAAGTGTGTCGCCTACAATTCACTCCTGAATTAATAAATCTTATCAAATTATATATGACTAAATTTACCGAAACTAAATGTGTTATTCATGATCTATTTTCATATTTAGGGTATGTGGATATCTTCAAGTTTGATAAATTAAGTCAATTTATTTTGGATTCATATAACTATTATCAAATTAATCTTACTCAAAAATACATTCAACTTAATACTCATATTAAGAAAATTAAAACTGGATATGCCAATCCTTCCAATTTTAAACAAATTCACAATTCTCCCGATTTTTATAATGTTGATAATTTAATATCTAAAATGTATCAATTTGATTTATCATCTCGTCCTTCAATTTCAAATGGTAACCCTCCTTCAAATGTAAATCGTAAACGTCCTTTAAATGTAAATGATAAACCTCATTCAAATGTAAAACGTCCTTCATATGTAAATAATAAACCTCCTTCAAATGTAAATGATAAACCTCCTTCAAATGTAAATAGGATGCATACTTCACCTGAAAATGGAAGAGTGTGTGTGTCATGTTCAAGAGTGCATCATTCAGAGAAGGACGGAATAAAGGGTGGGGGAATCCCATATCAATCAGATAACGGATGGGGGAGTATCATGGAAATAATAGGAGGAAAGAATGAAGACGACAATTTCCCTGGATATTATGAGATGATTGCAGAAATGAATAATATTAGAAATAATCATCAATAGACACAATAATGGTATGATTATATTTGCAATATATATATATATATATATATTAATGAAACAGTAAATTGGGTCATAACCAGATAATATTCCTAAAGTATAATCAAACATAATAGAATAATATTAAATATATATATATTAATGAAACAGTGAATTGGGTCATAACCAGA